TTAAGTGGTGGAAGAATTGATTCAGGGCTGTTAGTAAATTTCTTATTCAAGGAAATGGCCATTGAGTCGGGCGACGAACAGCCACCAGATGGATTAGCCACCTGGCGCGATGCACTGAACCGAGCGCAGACGAAGCGTGAAGAGATCAGGCTGGCGAAGGACAAGGGTCAGGTGGTTGATGTGGAAGAGGCGCAACGGCTGGCCGCTGAGGCATCAAGTTTATTTTTTGCCGAGATTGACAGGATGTGCCGTGAGTTGCCGCCAATCATGAAGGGATTGGACGAGATCGGAGTGTTCAAGAAATTGGAACAACGCCGGGAAGAGATTAGGAAAAAACTAGCATCAGAGTTTTCAAAAGTTGGAGAGCCACAATTATGAATGAAATCGCCTTTTTTGAGAATTGCGTATCAAAACGAGAAACAAACAACATTAAAAAATTCACCAGCCCCATTGAAGTTCAGGCAAACATAGATTTCCAACTGAAACTAATGAATGCCACGGCTGGAGAAAGGATTGCAAAGGCGAAAGCAGAATGTGAACAGCGCAGAAAAATAAAACTGGAGAAACTTAAAAATGAAAAGACCAAAGCTGAACGAAGTAGAAATACCCAAGAACCCATTCATCCCACAAACATTGACTTGCACAGTTCGTCCGGGGCAGTGGAGTGATGTCATCAAGGCATTCTATGATCGTCACCACCTATTGCTTGAAATAGAAGTTGTTGATGGTGTGGAAAGATTTGTTAGAGCATTCAGGAAAGATTACGCAGATAATTAAATTATGAAGAAAAAGGGGCAGTCAAAAGCGAAACTCACAAAGCGGGAATTTGAGCAGTGGCTAGAAAGCAGTGGCGTGGGTGAAATGCTTGAAGAATTATTTAAGGAGGCGGGCGTTGATTTTGAAAAACAATCAACACATGAAATCGGTGCGAGGATTTTAGCCCTAAAGAAAAAATACGATGAATCTTTTCTATGACGGGCGAATACCTAATCCACCGCCATCGGACATCATCGAATGGTCGCAGGCCAACATCCGACTTCCCGGCTCGACGCTGTCCGAGTCATTCGACATCTCGATTACGCCTTGGCTACGCGAGCCGCTTGAGCGACTACTCGACAACGAGACGCGCATCATCACGTTCGTGAAGCCGATTCAATCGGGCGGTTCAAGCGTGGGCGAGATTGCTCTGGCTTGGTGGGCGTCGTTCGGACGCGGCATAATCCAAAACAACTGGCCGAAAGATGACCGTGCAACGAGTCGTTGGCGCGAGCGCATCTTGCCAGTGTTGGAGCGGTGTAAGTCCGTGAAGTGGATGGGTGACAGATTCGATAAGACGATATGTCAGGCGAACCTGATTGGCTCGACGCTCAAGGTTCAAGGCGTGTTCAGCCCTGATTCTCTCGACTCTGACTCCGTGCCGTTCCAAGTTAATGAGGAAGTCCACAGTTGGAAGCCCGGACACATGGCTAAGGCACGAGGCCGCCAGACCGCGGTCTGGTTCTCTAAAGCTCTGGACATCTCGAACGCCGGTCTTGTGGGTGAGCAGTTACACGGCGAATGGTTGGCCGGAACGCAACAGACATGGGAGGTAAAATGTCCCGGCTGCGGGCTGTATCATCCGATGCGGACACGGTGGGAGGACTCAAAGCCGCACCTTGGCGGGCTGCGTTACGACTCCACTGGATGCAAGTCAAAGGACGGAAGTTATGACTACAACAAGCTCCGCAAGACGATCCGATACCAGATGCCATGCGGCAAGGAAGTGTTTGATACGCCCAGCGAGCGGAAGTCTTTGAGCTTGTCTGGTCGCTACTCTACGCCAGCGAACGACGGCGCAACATTGTCGCATCGCAGCTACAACCTCGAAGCCGTTGCGGTGGATTACATCCCATGGCTGAAGCTGATTCAGGAAAAGCACTCTGCCTTGCGCGCATTGAAAGCTGGCGACTCCGAACCGTGGCGACGATACATCACCGAGCGCGAGTGTAACTTTTACAGCGAAGAATCCCGGCCTTTCATGGGACAAGTGTTGATAAACTCGACACTTAAAAAAGACAGGGCTGGATTGACGGGTCGCGTTGTTAGATCATGGGCAGCGGATAAACAGAAAGGCTATCGCGCTCTCGGCCAACTCTCTCACTACTGGCTAGTGATTCGGGACGTGATGGCGAACGCCGATTCGCAGCTTGTGTTTGAAGGCTTAGTCCAGACGGACACAGACCTGCTGGCAATACTAGACGACCACAAATGTCAACGGCGTTGCGGCGTCGTTGACGCATCTTGGGACACAAAGAACGTCATGGAGTTCTGCTATCGCAACGGCATCTCAGCGGTTCAGGGTTCTCCCAAGCAGGAATGGTTCACGCATCCCGATAAGACAAAGCGATTCTATTCCGTAATGAAGCCGATCCACATGGAGCTTAATGTTCCACCTCGGTTGACTTACGTTGCCAGTGACGCGGGCTGGCAGCCAAATGTTGACGAGCCGCTTGTCTGGTTCTATAACAAGGCAGGACTGCTCAACAACTTGTTTTTTCTGCGTGGACACAAGAGTATGGTTCTGGCAAAGAATCCAGAGGCGAAGCCGTGGGAGTATATCACGCACGACGTGCCGGCTGACGTGTCCGAAGATTACCAGTTGCAAAACGATTCTTGGGAATTGAAGACAGGTTCACGCGGTCGCAGCAAGGAACAGATCGAGGAATGGCGACAGACGCGCAAGGATGACCACATGCTAATGTGCGAGGGCTACATTGCAATGATGATGGACATGGAAGGCTTTGTCGCCGACAGGCTCACACAACTTGGAATTGAAAAATGAAAACCTTCACGCGCAAAGAAATAGCTAACGCAAACGACATCAGCGAACGAACACTTCGGCGGCGTGAACAGTCGCTTGGTCTGAACGATTGCCGCGATGCGGCTTGCAATAAGCCGGTGCGCTACCACGCATCTCCAGCCAGCGAGAAGCTAAAGCGCAACGGCTGGAGATCACCCTAGCACTGTGCCGCATGTGTCCAGTTGTGTCCGTTGAACAATGTTAGACTAGGCTTACAATGTGAGTTGTGGTTGTGAATCGTTTGGACGTTGAAGCCGTCTGGCGCGAGTCGTGGTTGCTTGCGCCAGACGGCGCGTCCACATTTGGCGAACAACTCACGGCAAACTTTCGCACGGCTCGCAGCCTCAATGCGGGCGGTTCGCTCTCAAACATCTCTCGCAACTCTTCCTCTCACGGATTCGCGCAGCCTGATTCCTCGCATCGAACCACAGTTGACGCCGAGCGCGTGGCGTTGACCGCGTTGAAGTATTACGAAGCTTTACTTGTCGCCTTGGGGGTGTCCGCTAACGAAGCGGGCGAACTGGCGATCTACAATGAAGGACTAGCGCGAGGTTGTGCCGATGCCTACCAAGTCCCTGAATACCGTTCGGACTTCACCAACATGCGAGCATGAGCGAAACATCATCCATTAAGTCACGGGCGATTTACGCAATCAGCGCGATGCTTGGAGGAACTCGACTTGGCGCAGCTTGGGACGTTGCGTTCAACTGTTACGAGGCGGCGCGGTTCAGCATGGAGCGCAGCTATCTGCGCGGATCATTGCAAGAGGCGCGACTGGACATCACTAAGCACACGCGAGAAGAGCTTCAAAGGAAGTCGCGCTACTTTGAAAAGAACTCTAGCCTTTACAACAAATTAGCAGACCTCTGGGAACAATACGTTACCGGAACAGGTTTGCAGTTCTACGCCACGACCACGAAAACTGAATGGAACGCCATTGCAGATCGGGCGTGGGAACAATGGAAACCCTTCGCAGACATCTCCTCCCGGTTTGGCTTCGATAACCTTCAAGGCATCGCCGTCCGATCTCTCTTCGTTGACGGCGAAGTCTTTGTTTTGCTTACACGCGACACCGCAAACAATCGCCCGCGCATTCAACTCATCGAAGCGCACCGTTGCAAGACGCCAGACGCAATGCAAAAGCAGGAAGGCGTTTCAATCGTTGACGGCATTGAGGTAGATCAATCCGGCAGGCCGACAGCCTACTGGTTTGCGTTTGGCGAAAAGGAAATGCGTCGTTTCGATGCGTTTTCAATCGTTCACATCTTCGAGCCTGCACGCCCCGGCCAGATGCGCGGCATTCCTTACATCTCGTCCGCGCTGAACATCCTGCACGACTTAGACGATTTGCAGATTTTGGAAATGCGACACAAAAAAGTTGTGTCTGAAAATTCGCTTAACGTGTTCACGGCAACGGGGGATTTGCCGCCGGGGATGAACGCGGCGACGGGGCGTTTCCGTGATGTTGCAGGCGCAGCGGCTTCCGGTGCGACCACAACGGAGAAGCGTCTCGAATACTACAAGAGCGCATACGGCGGGCGCGTGAACGTCGCAATGCACGGCGACAAGATCGAAGAGCAAACCAGTGACCGCCCAAACGTCGCCACGCGCGACTATTGGCGCATGTTGGAGGAAAAGGTTTGTTGCGCGGCTGGCGTTCCACTTGTGATTGCCTTGCCTGACTCAATGCAGGGGACTGTTTATCGCGGATCACTGGACGCGGCGAACGCCTTTTTCCACTGCAAAACCTCTGTTCTCGCTACCTACTTTAGACGCATTCGGGAATACGTATTGAACATGGAAGGAAGCTTCTTCCCTCCGCTTGGAAATCGCCCGTTTGACTGGCAGTCATGCGACTATCTCCCGCCAGCCGCAGTCAATACCGATATCGGCTACAACTCCGCCGCCAACATCAACGAACTGACGGCAGGCTTGAAATCGTGGGATGATATTCTTTTGCCGCAAGGACGCAAAGCTGAACCCGTGCTTCGCCGCAAGGCCGAGCTGCAACTCTACATTAAGCGCCTTGCGGCAGATCTTTCCAAGGGCGGCATTGAAATTACGCCAGCAGAGATTGCGAGCTTGGACATTATCCAGCCTCCTATTGCTTTGCCAGAACCAGACCCAACACTATGAGCTTTCAAAAATCCATTCCCTACATCGGCGGCAAGATCGATGTCGCCTTCGACAAGGCTGACGAATTGCCAGTCAGCATACAGATTTACGATGACATCGGCAAAGACCCGTGGACAGGCGAGGGATTCAGCGCAAAAGACTTGGCAAACGCGCTCAAGGAAATCCCGAATCGCAACCGCGAGCTTCGCATCGCCGTCAACTCTCGCGGCGGTGACGTGAACGAAGGCAAGACGATCCGCTCCATGTTGGAAGATTGGCCGGGCCGCATCGTCAACGTGATCGATGGCGTTGCGGCATCAACCGCAAGCTGGATGATTCCCGCTGACGAGGTTCACGCCCGCAATCACTCGCAAATCTTCATTCATAAATCGTGGGCAATGGTCATGGGCAACTCTGACGATATGACCAAGGCCGTTGCCATGCTAAACACCACGGACGAACAGATTGCAGACATTTACGCCAAGAAGACCGGCAAAGGCCGCGAAGCGATGATGAAGCTGATGACAGATGAAACACTTTTGACGGGTCAAAATGCCCTAGAACTTGGCCTAGTGGACAAGATCATCGATGGCAATCCCGTCCACAATTTCAGCGCAACAGAATTGCAGAACATGAAAGGCAAGCTGGCTGCGATGAACTCACTAAAACTTTCCGCTCCCACGCAGGGCGCGGATACAACAAAAAACAAAGAACAGGAAAAAATCATGGAAACCGAAAACAAAGCCCTGCTCGCGGAGCAGGCAAATCGTATCGCGGAACTCGAAAACAAAGTGAAGGCCGAGCGCGCCTCTCGCATTGAATCCGCTTTTAACACGCTCGCCGCAACTCGCCCGACGCTTAACCGCGAAGAGTGGTTGCCCAAGTGCCAGGCTGACGAATCCGTCTTGAACCTCGCTGCTAAGTTCCCGGAAAGCCCGGTCGCTGGCAACATCGCTTCAAATATCTCACTTGGCCGCAATGTCCTCGTTGAAAAATACGAGAACCTCTCGCACGATAAGGTTGAACAGGCCAAGCTTGCCAAAGGACTCTACAACGACATCCGCAAGCAATTGCTGATTCATAACGGCGTCAAGGATGCGGACATTCTTAACGGCAAGTTTGACCGTTTCGACTTCAGCAATCCGAAGATCGTCAACGCGAACACCGTTGATGCTGCTTTGGCGAACACCGTCTTGTCTGGTGAGTTTGTCACCACGATGCGGACATACATCGCGCCGTGGAGCGCATTCACTCGCACCGTCTCGTTGTCTCCTGTGAGCCGTCGTCAGGTGTTGGAAGTGCCTCTCTACTCAAGCGCGGGCAGCAAGCAACAGAACGCCACAAACTATGAGTCTGGCGATTCTGTTCTCGCGCCTATCGCTGTCACTGTCGCGGAAGAGTCCAAGAGCTTCCACGTCAGCCGTCCTGAATCCAACCTCGGATTGCAACTCGCCGGACTCGTGCCGACGAATGCGAAGGTGTTGGCTGAAGGTATCCACGCGAAAATGACAGCGTTGATGACTAACGCCAACTTTGGTGCGGATGTTGTCATCGGATTGGCTGCGGATTTCAGTTCCACCGACCTTCCCGCAATCCTCGCTCTCGGCAAAAACTACGACAGCGTTCGTTTGTTGCTCGACGGCGGACACCTCGCCTACCTGCTCCCGACCACGCGTGAAAACTTCGTGTTCGGCGAACCCGGCGCGTATGGGTTCGACGGCGGCATCTACAAAAACAACCTGTGGACATCCGCAGCCACCGACATCGCCGGCTTTGTCTGCGGACCGGACGCAATCGTCAACGCATGGGGAGTTGCTGACGGCCTGCCTGCTGGCGAAGCAATCAGCCAAACCACGATGGACGTTAACGGCATCCCGTTCACGATGTCTGTCTGGTTCAGCCGTGCTTCTCGCGCAGTCTGGGCGAGCTTCCAAGTGATGCATGGTTGCGCCGTGGGTGACGCGACTCAGGGCGAGCCGTTGACCACTGCCTAATCGGTAATCTGATTGGCCTGCCACGATTAAAACCGTGGCGGGCTTTTCAAACCAAACAAAACTATGAGACAAGCACTTATCGTCAAAAATCCGAAGTGGGAACTGTTCTCGACAGTTAGCGCAGAGTTCAAAGCCTTGTCCGGCAATGCTGTCATGGTCGTGCGCGGCACAAACAAGGAAAAGAAAACGGCAAAACCGGTATTGAAAGCCGTAAAAGCGGCGACGGGCTTGGCTGCTTTTGTGTTGATGTTCAGCCTTGCGGCTCACGCGCAACAGGACATCACCGTGATGCTGCCAGCATCAAATCTTGCTGGCTCAACTACGAACGCAGGCCCGGGCAATGGCGTTCTTGGTTGGAATCGCGATCAAATCGCTGTCATTGGTGCGAATATTTACAGCACGAACAATGTCCACATCACAACAAAGTCAAACTCTGTCATCAGGTTTGATACGTCGGCAAATGGGACGGACTGGTCAACGAACGCTTACTCGTTCTCGCTGACTACCGCCACATACCAGACCAACGGCAATGCCAACATTGCAAGGCTAACAAATAGTGTTGGCGCAAAGTGGTTGAGAATCGGCGCTGTTGAAAACGTGAACACGAACCGCGTTTATTTCCAGCGCATGACGTTCTCGATTGACCCTTAAAAATGAGCCTCGCGGATTTGTCCATGAGTCGGTGTGCGGCGGCGTTCAACGTCGTTCACGCTGACACATG